ACGAGTTAAAACCGTGCCACCTGTAGCCCATGTGTAGATACCATTGTTGGCCTGCGTAGCTTCGTTCTTGACCAACACGCGGTCACCGTTAAGCAGTGTGTATCCGTCCAAAACAGTCAAAGCAACCGACAAGGTCAAGGTCGCTCCAACACCAGCCGTGCCGTTGTTGTAGGTTACCGTGCCGCCAGTGATTGAAGCAAGCGTTCCGGTGGTTGCCGCTGCGCAAGAAGCATGAATGTGCAGGCCCTCGGCCACCGCATCCACATACTGCTTGGTGGCCAACTGCAATGCAGAAGTTGGGTCCTGAGTGACCGCGACGGACGTCAGGCCGCCAAGAGTCAGCGAGCTGCTGCCAAGGGAAATTGACGTTGTTCCAACGGTCAGCGAGCTGTTTGTCAGCGAGGCGTTTGCAATGTTCGTCAACGTGTTGGTCGATCCAGAGATCGACTTGTTGGTCAACGTATCGGTACTGGTGCGTGCCACCAGCGTGTCGGTTCCCGTGGGAATAGTGACCGTGCCGCTGTTGGATATGGACGCAATGACAGGCAGCGTCAGAGTCTTGTTGGTCAGCGTTTGAGTGGCAGACACCGTAACAACATCTACGCCACCAATTTGGATTGCCCCAGCGTTAAAAGTTCCACCAGTTATTGTTTTACCAGTGAACGTCAAAGCGGCTGGCAACGACAAAACGACCGTACTGGTTCCCGTTGCGGTTATTTCGTTTGCGGTCCCGGACACGGAGGACACTGCGCCGATGCCAGACGGGGTAATTGTCACGTTGGCTGCGGCAGTCAATTGGCCCTGAGCATTGACGGTAAACGTGCCAACTTGGCTTGCCGAGCCATAGGACCCAGCAGTCACTGTGGTGTTGTCAATTGAAATTGTGCCCACGCCCGTGATGGGACCGCCCGTGAGGCCCGTTCCGGTGTTTACTTGAGTTACCCCGCCAGACAGAGAGAATTGACGCCATGTGCCGCCCGAGAAGCCTTCATAGGCCCCGTCGGTGGAGTTGTAGCGCATCTTGCCAACTACGCCAGCAGGGCGCTGGCCAGTTGTCCCCACGGGAATCAAAATGGCCCCAGTGCCGGGAATCGTCGGGTTGGCAGCCAAACCGATGGTCGGGTTGCCAGTCGTGCCGTCTGCGTTCGACACAGCCGTCTGGTCAGAAACGCCCGCAATTTGAGTTGCGGACAGCGCACCAGCCGTGGTGATTGTCATCAGGCCGTTGGCGCTCAGGTTGGCCAAATTCAAGACTTGGCCAGCCAAAGTGATTGTTGGGTTCCCGGAAATACCGTCACCGTTGGCGATCGACAGCCCAGCGCCAGAAACGGCGATGGAGCGGCCTGTGATGGCCGTAGAAGACGTTTTGACTTGGAACCCAGTGCCTGAGTTCACCAGCGACAAAAGAGCGCCTGTGGTCGTTATATTGAACAGGCCCTGAGCACCGCCGTCGGTGATCGACAGCCCGTTGGACGCACCAACGTAGCGGCTGTTGGCCAACTGAGGCGTCTGGGTAACTGTCAGGTAGGTGTAGGGTTGCGACGGACTTGCAGCAATCGCACCCGTGGTCGTCTGCACCGTGACGCCATTTTGGACAATAGGAACCGCCTCAGTGCCTGTGATAGCACCAGCGGCTGGCAATTGGAGTATGGTTACTTGTGCGGACATTATGTGCTCGTATTGTCTGGTGGGTTCGGTGCAATAGTGTCCCTGTTTCCGGTCGAGGTTGGCGTCTGGGTATTACCCTCAGTCGAGATCTGGAACACGTTGGTTTCACCACCCGTGACCAAATAGTTGTCGCCAGCATTGAGCGGAAGATCAGGACGCGGAAACCGAATCGTTATCCTTTCGGTTTTACGAGCAGGCAAACGATAGGGGTCAAGCTGATCTGCGCAGCCCTCGTTGCACACGCGCAGGCCGGGAAAGTTGGGGTCGTTGCGCATCACGGCGTGCGGTCGCTTCATCTTGCAGCGGTCGCATATCGCAATTGCAATGTCTGAGTAGCCTTCGGTGTCCAGAAATATAGCCATCGATCACCTCGTGTAAACACTGATGTTCGGTGCAAAGTAAATCGGTGACTTGTCGCGCTCTTCTTCTTCGGCCATCGACAGATACTTATCGGCCTGCTTTTCGAGGTACGACGTGCGGTCTGCGGGGACGCCGGGCAGCTCAAGGCTCATGCGGTGAGCCAGCATCATCACCACGGCCTCGTACCAGCGCTGTGGGACCTCCAGCTCGCCGTACAGGTCGCCCACGTCCATGATCTGGCGTGAGTACCAAATGGTCATCTGGTAGAAGGCGTTCTGGGGCGTTGGCCAAAGCACGATTTCGCTCTGGGGGATGGTCCGATTGAACCAGTACTGAAACGGCTGGTTCGCAGTGAAGTTCTTGTTTGGCAGATTGGTGAAGTCGTCGCGGTTCAAGCGAGACATCGTGATTTCGGTGCTGTTGTTGCCCAAATACCATTCGCGCAGGCTCAGGGTCGTGCCGTTGTAGGCGCGAATTCGGTAGTACGGCACGGTCTGGCCGTTCTCAATGTCAGTCCACACCCACTCGTTGTTGACCACCGTGATGGTCCCAAGGTCCACCAAAGTTGACCAAGTCACGTTGTCCAAAGAGTATTCGTAAATGATCGACCAAGTGCCGCTGGCTGCTGGCAAAAAGCCAATTGAGCCAATAAAAATGGGGTTTGAGGGGCCGTAATTGACCGAGATGTTGCCGTTGGCAGTGGTCTGGGTGCAAATGGTGTCCACGTCGCCGTCATAGACGTTGCCAAGCGTTCCGCCAGCCGATGTGGTATAGGACCCATCAGGGCGGTTCATCCAGCGATACAGGGCGTTGAGCACGTCATTGCCACCAAGGGGCAGCAAATACGTCGCACGGTCGGGAGAAAAGCCGTATACCTTCTTGTCGATGGCCCAATACTGGATGCCAATGTTGATCAGGTTGGACAGCAAGAAAAACAGTGACTCGCGGGCACTCAGAACCTGCTCAGAGGTCAGCTCTTCGGCCAATTTTCCGCAGCGACGAGCACCGTGGTCAATCAGCGTTTGCACCGTTATGACGGTCGTGCCTACAGAGCCTGAATATGCCATCGTTGTTCCCTTACCAGCCGGGGCAGTCCCACCGCTTCAGCGATGCTTTAGCGCGTGGCGCGTCCCCTTTTGAATGTTCGACCACACCAGACATCCGAGCACAGAATGAGTCCTTACGAGGACCGCCTTTTGGCTGGGGTGCTTTTAGATGTGAACCAGTCTCTCGATTGTACTTGTCGCGGCCTTTTTGAGTAAGTCCAGCGCCTTGATCAACTGAAAGTTTTTCGCCACGTCCGACGGCCAAGCTTGGGCCGCCTTCTTTCATTTTGGCTGTTTTAGCCGACTCACGAAAAGCTTCAGCCGTTGGAGCACCTTTGCTGCCCGGCTTACGCATGCGCTCACCAGAGCCTTCAGAAATTCTTTCGCGCTTTGCATTGATGTTTTCATAAAGTCCGCCCCCTTTGAATTTTTTGCCCTCATCAGCCTTGGCAAACTCTTTGCCGACTTTTTGAGAGATGCCAACCTTCTTGGCGAACGCAGGGTTGTGCGCGACCGCCTCCATCAAACGATGTTGAGCTGGTGACTTGCTTGGCATGATCAACCGCAGAAAATGGTCACTGCCGCACTTGCTGGCAATGTGACGTGAATGTTTGTGTTAAAGCGGATGCCGTTGCCGGGGATCAGCGTGGAAATTACCGCTGTATTAGTTGTGATGTTCACGCGCAAGCGTTCTGTGCCAGAAGCGCCGCCATCACGAAAAACAATTTCTCCAGCAACGCCACCAGAGGCTAATTGATAACCAGCAAGATTTGCTGCGCCTGCATAAATAACGCCAGTTGCGTCATTGTGCTCCGCAAATACATTGGTCAATGTCGTCATATCTCTCTCCAATTAAAAGCGGGGGCCGAAGCCCCCACTCGTTTTCAACAAGCGCGTCCGCCGCTTTTAAGCTTCATCTTGCTGGCTGGTCCGTACTTCTCGTTCGAGTCCATTTTGGCGGCTCGGAACGCAGGAGCATTTTCAGCAGCAGATATTTTCTGCAAGCGACCTTCGGCGGGCGTGACCTTGCCACCAGTCTTGTAAGTACCAGCGAGTTCGTTGATTCTTACGGGCTTGGGCGCAGGCTTGCGGCCTTGTGGCATCGCGACGGGACGACCTGAATCAACAGTTCCGCCCGCCGCGAACGCTTTTTTTGAGGCTTTTCCTCCGCGCTTGTATCCGCCACCAGTGCCGACAGTGCCTGCAATGTTTTTCAAAGCGGTTCCAATGGTCGAAGCCCCTTCGTTGACGTTTTTCAAGCCAGAAGATGCGTCACCACTACCACCATAGCTTGGGCCAACAAAACCAGCATCGGAATTGTCAGGCTTGGTCATCATGTCGCCCAATTTGCTTGCTAACCCACTATTAAAGCCACCAGAAAGGAATTTAACAACTTTTCCGTCTTTGGTGTTAACGATTTTTCCGCCGCTCTTGTAACCGCCACCGTTTGACTTGGCAACACCGCCAGTAGCGTAGCCACCGCCGTTGCCCATCTTCACGCCGCCAGTTTTGGCAGGTGAATGGTCAGGCTTGGCCGTGTGCATCTTGGTGTTGCGGTACTCGCCGCCTTGGCCTTCGGTGTTGATGATGCCGTTGCCAGCCACGCCACCCTTGGCCATCTTGACGTCGCCGCCTTTTTTGTAGCCGCCTTGACCGTTGACAACGCCGCCAGTGGCCATCTTGCCGCCCTTTTTGAGCTTCAATGAAGTGCCCTTGCCGCCTTTATGCTCTTGCATATCGTGCTGCTTGAACGCCTTCTTGATCATGGCCTTGTCTTGGTCCATGTCAGCCTTGCCACCCTTTTTCATGCCGGGCATGCCCATCGGGGCTTGCATTT